GTATTAATATTAGTAGTTAAATTAGATGAAATTATAGTTATCATTAAATTATATTTATCTTGTTCATCTAAATTTAATGATATATTAATTTGTTCGATAATTTTTTTATTTATATAATTATTATTCGTAATATAATTACCATTAGTATTAAAAACATTTATAATTGTAAGATATAATGCATTAATTTTATCTGTAAGATTATAAGTAGTTGGTATTTTCTGATTATTTGTATTATAATCTGTTAATAGTTTATTAAAATAACTATTAAACATATTATCAAATTTAATTGAAATAAAATTTATCCATAAATTTAATAAATATTCCGTAATTATTTTAGTATCTACATTTTTTTTTGTCATCCATATTGTTTGAGTAAAATTATGTTCATATACTAGTTCATCAATTTTAGTATTTATTAATGGCATAATTTCATTTTCATAATCAATATCATTTCTGATATTATTTTTATTTTTATCATAATTTATTTTTATATTTGCAAGTTCTGGATATTTTTTTAGTTCATTTATTAGTTGTAATTTATTGGTATTATTTGATTTCCATTGAATACCATATTTATTTAAACAATCTTCTAAATTATTTTTAGATAAATAAATTGGTTTTAAATTAACAGTTGGTAAATCTATTTTTAGAACCATTGCATTTAATAAATCGGCTCTTGGTTCAATTACAAAATCTATTTGTGTTCCAGCTTCTACAGAAGATGAATGATATTGTACAGAATCATAAATTGAAAAATTTGTGGGACGACGATAGACTAATTTAAAATATGTTATTTGAGGACTTCCTAATAAATATAATGTATTCATACCATTAGATGAAATTAATTGTAATATACCTCCAGGCATTTAATATAATATTTGAAAATAATCTTTAAACTTAGATTATTTTCTTAATCAAAAAAACTATTGAAATGCAAGTGAACCAAAACCACCAATGATTCTTAAAACTGTATATCTAAATGAATAAATATTTAAGGTCAAGTCAGTTGTTAATTGTGTTGTAGAATCTGCATCAGGTGTCGGATCAATATCGCTATCGTAATATATAAATGCAGATGGATCAATATAAAATGTAATATATGTAGCATTAATTTTACTTAAGTTAGCTGTTCCAGAAGGCTGAAATTGTTCGGGGCAAAATCCAAAATTATACATATAAATTCCATCATAGGCCGAATTGGTATGTCGATAAAGTGGTTGAACTAAATTAGAATAAATAGATGAAGTTTTTTCTAATAATTCATATGATCCAAAATGCATTGATGAATAGGTCATAATATTTCCTGCTCCATATTTATTAATTCCATAATTTCCCCAAAGACTCCGATAATAATTTGTAGTATTAGAAACATATGCATTTTTTCTAAAGAACCATATTAATTCTTTTGAGGGACCTGTAAAATTCATTTGATAATTAACAACATTTTCATCTGAAGAAATATTACTTCTATTTTCATTTTCTATTATTTCTATTAAATATTCATGTGCCGATTGTGCAAATCTTCTTCTTTCTATTTTATCTAAATAATAATAATCTATCAAATAGGATCCTGACAAAAAATAACCATTATTTTGCCATAAATCAAATAAATTAATAGAAACATTTGAATTATTAGAAGGATTTTTTTCAATATACATACAATCTTGGATTTTTTTTAATCTAAAATTTATTCTAACATCACTGTTTTGTAATGCGATTAATGGTATAGTAGAACCTATATTTCTACAAAACCAAAATGATAATGGTAAACTCAATAAATAAGAAGGTTTAGTATTTCTATCAAAATTTGTTAGAGTAAAAACATTTCCTATTAATTTATCAAAAATTTCTTTTTGATTTGGATTTCCTGATAATTGATACCATACATTTAACCAGTCTCCATCATGTCTATCTATTTCTTGACCACCTATATAAACACTAATATAATCTATAATTGAAAAAGCAATATTTTTAACCCATGCCATTTTTGCATTGGGAGATGTAACATCCATCAATATGGCTAAAGATGTTTTTAAAATATTATAATAATATTGTTGTGTAAAACTGCTATAAAAAAGACATTGATTTAAAAATGTCATTATACTTGGAACATCAGTATAAGTCTGATAATTATTATTATAAAATATATCGGTTGATTGTGGATTTAACATATAATAACTGGTAAAAGGTAAGGTTGCACTAATTGAATCAGTTAATGAATCATTTAATAAAGTAATATATTTATTTTCTAATATTTGCGATGATGTTGTTGTAGTGGTAGAAGGATATCTAATATTAGTATATTGATTATAAAAATTACTAATAGATGATGTTATATCTGATACGAGTGCATTACTTGCTAATGAAGTATTATATGCTGCATTATATGCACCGATATTTAAACTCATAAAGTCAGTCACAATTTGATAATTTGTCTTGGCTGTAGAATATGTATCTAAAGCATTATTCTGTTGTGGAGTATTATCTGGAAAACCCAGATCGGTAAATCGATTAAGTGAAAACATAGGAAGTTGGATTTGTAAAGTTATTTGTCCTAAAGTATCTCCTATTTTTGGAACAACAAATTCATTTTCTTGACCAAATTCTAAGCCATTTAATTCATATATAATATTTTCATTTGAAAAATTAGTATATCTCCTATATACTATTTTAAAAAAAGTAATCTGGGGGTTCCCTGTTAAATATAATTCATTAGCTCCATAAGATGCAATATTTATTAATCCAGCTGTCATTATAATAATAAAATAATAAAAAAAATAAGATTAAACTAATAAAAAATAGGATTAATTTAGTAATAACTTGGTAAAAAAATAGGATATAATTAATATTTTAGATAAAATATTAATTATTATTAATTATATTAATAAAAGAAATGAAATCAAATCAAAAGAAAATTACTTTCGTTGAGTTCGACGTTGTCGTGGTTCACTTGAAACTGTTTGCCATTCATTATCAGCAGTTGTAGAACTAGTTGGTTGAGTTGTCTGTTCAGGAGTTTCAACAGTAGATTGCGATTGTTCTACAACTGGTGTAGTTGTTTGAGCAGCTGCTTTGGCAGTCCAAACAGTTACAGCAGGAGCCTTACGAGGTGCTCGCATTGGCAATTGTTGAACTTTTTCAAGTTGTTCCTGAAGTTCAGGAGTTGAAATTGATGACATAGTTGTTTCACGTCCAAGTTCCTTTTGTGCCCGTGCAAATTGCTTTCGTGCTTCGACATAGGCAGTTTGTTCATCCTTTGTACGGGCAAGAGATGTCAAAGTTTCTGAAAGTTGTCGGAAATCAATTGATTGAGTAGCATTAATTAGCTGAGTTACAAGAGTAACAAGTGTCATTACTTGTAGAATATCATTATGATGAACAAATTCGCGGAAATATGTTCGTCCGGTATCAGGATCAGTAACGCGTTCACGAAGCTTGAAATTAGTAACTGATCGTTCAGTTGGCTTGACACCTGGGAAAAGTACATGTTCATAGAGCGATTGCAACTTGCGAGAAAGTGCTCGAAGAACATTGTTCAAATAGGATGGTTCAAGACGACATCCATCTCCAAGACTAGGGCTAAAGTAAAATCGTGCAAATTCATTATCGAAATTAGGATTGTTTACAAGAAATCCTTCAGCATCGGCTTCCTTCAAATACTTGTATGCCTTGGATGGCATTTCGGTCTTTGAGTTTTCATCCCATCGGAAAAGGTGGAACCAAACAGCAGGATGAAGATCCTGGTTAGTAAAACGAAGTAAATTTTGAACACATGCAAGAATTGTTGTTCCATTGACAGGTGTGGTTACTGCTGCAACTAATTGTTCGTATAGACGATTCGGATGGCCAATTTGATTGCTTACTTCGACTTCCTTACAAATTCCATTATACTTTTCAAGGAAGGAACTGAGTAATTGAACAACCGAAGCATTGCGGATATGAGGACCCATATTTTGGGTTGCATGCTTCTTGCCATTGTTCGATTGATTGGTATTGGTTGAGGTTGACATGATATTGTATATTATAATCTTATCTTTAAACCTTGTATATTTCAGATATTTTTTCATTTCAATTTTTTTATATATAAATATATAGTATATGGTTAAATTTTCTGATAAATGTACCAAAATTGAATATAATGGTCAAATATATGCAGTTTGTAATTTCGTATATAAAAGTTTTAATATTCCAGTAATATTAGATTATGAAGTCTATCAAAAATTTAAAACTAATGAATCAAATTGGTATATTAATGATAAAGGATATGTTGTAACAAAAGTTAAAAGAAATGATAATACAATCTGTGAAGTATATTTACATGATATTATTATGAAATTAGAAAATAAAGAACTACCTGAAAAAAAATCTATTTTACATATTAATAAAATCAATATTGATAATCGAACCGAAAATTTAATGTACGATGTTATAAACAAAGATATTAAAAAAAATATAACAAAAAAAAGAAGAATTATTGAGTTTTCAGAAGATTGTCATATAACTCCTGAACAATTACCTTCATATGTATGGTATTTAAATCCTAATGGAACTCACGGAGAAAGATTTATTGTTAAGGTAGGGAATGTATGTTGGAAATCAACAGCATCTAAAAAATTATCATTGAGATATAAATTAGAAGAAACAAAAAAATATTTAAGACATATGAAAAAAAATGAACCTGAATTTTTTCATAAATATTCAATGAATGGAGATTTAAATACAGAAGGAAAAAAATTATTTGAATCTTTTTATGAGATTAGTAAATTAGCGGGATATACAAATTTAGTAAATATATATCAAACTTGTAATACAGACCAATATTTAAAAGAAGATTTATCAAATTTATCCGAACAAGAAATAATATTATTAAATCAAAAATTTAATGAATGAAAACCGGAGCTGCAAATCCATAAACTATTCGGAGAATATTATTACATAGAGCATATGAACGACAATTAACAGTATTTGTAGGAGTTACTAAGGATGAAACTTGTAATCCAATATCTACTAATTCAATTTGACTTAAATTACAGGTGCCGGATGGTTGTGATAACATTGGATATAATGAAAATGATACCATATTACTACCCTTAGACATTTGATAATCTAAATATTGATAAGGTTGAATTTTATCAAAATAATCGGATGATCTAGTTGTTACTGTTTGTTTTCCGTTTAATGATAATGATTGTTTGATAGAAATATTATTTCCTATTGGGTCATCGTCTAATGGATTATAAATATTATTTTGATTAGTTGTTCCTATAAGATATTGCAATGATGGAGGATTATAATCTATCTGATAGTAATTTATTAAATTATTATTTTTTCTAATATAAGAATCTGTATAATTAAAATAATCTCCTGATTTATAAATATAATCAAACTGTGTGACCCATAATAATAATTTACATGGTTGTTGAGCATTTACTTTAACAGATACTTTTCCACCACTAATAGAATAATTAGGAGTCGTATATACTTGTTCAATTAAATAATCATGTTTAGAATTCATAAATCGATATCTTTCTTCATCATCAAGATAATAATAATCTACTAATAAATAACAACTAATTAAACTTAAATTCCTTATGCTATTAAATCCATAAGAATATGAAACTGCATTAACTGGAGCAAAACATTCAAATTTACTTGTATTACCAATAATTAAATATTGTTGATTATTGGGATCATTAAATTGCGCTTCTACAGCAAGTTGATAAGTTGGATCTAAAATTGGAGGAACAGTAGTAGGTAAAGTGATTTGCGGCGCTGGAATTCCTATTAATTTTTTATTTGTTATTTTATAATAGTATATTCTACTGGTGACTGGATCAAAATAACTAAATATACCGGCGGCTATATTAGATCCTGAACCCTGTTGAATATATTCCCCAGGTATAAAATTAACAATATTTAATTCTGAATTAATATAATGACTTGGAGTAATTAAATAACAATTTTCTACGTCATTTAATTGAACATTTATTTTTACATCGGTATATTCCAATGCTGTTAATGGAATATATGAACCTGGATTTTTACAAAACCAAAATTGCAATGGAACATATAATTCATAACTATTTTTTGAAAAACTAAAATCATATAATTCAGGAATATTACCAATCATTCTATTAAATCCATGTGATTTCTCCCCCCTGATGTAACCAGATAATTCGGACCATAAATTTAACCATTCACTATAATGTCGATCTATTAATACTCCATTTAATTGTATTTCAACATGACTAATAACTGCAAAACCAATTCTCCTAACCCATGCAAATTTTGTATAATTATCAATTTGATTAAACGGGGGCAATGTAATGACTGCATAAACATTACCCATTAAATCACCATTTTTAGCAATAGTAGCGGTAATCGATTTACCAAAATCTACATTATCATCAATAAATTCCTGTCTTATTTGTTCATATGCAAAATTTGTATACCTTCTATATACAACTTTAAAATAAGTTATTTGTGGATTTTTTGTTAAAAATAAATCTTCATATCCGTAAGCTACTAATTGTATTATTGCGCCTGTCATTAAAATAAGAATGGAAAAAATTATAATAATTAAAAATTCATTTTATTATAGAGTTTTTATATAATTTAACTGCGCTTATAAGTCAACGGTACTTTTCGAATTTGATTTAGCAGGAAAAAAATATTTAATTTAAGACATAATTAAATAATTTAAAAATAAAAAAAATTAAAAGAGTATGATATCACCGTTTACACTTCCGTTAGGAATTGGTGTGAAAACTTTTTTGGCAAGTTCGCGTGTTAAATTACATAATTCATCAGTTATATTCTGTGTATTGTTAGTTGTTGATCTCAAACATCTTTGAGCCTCCTCTTTTCTAGTAGTAATGTAATCAATAACTCTACTATTCTCAGGTTTTAAAATGGCTCCAATATTCATACTCTTTTCTAAATTATTAGTTTTTTCTGCAAAAGAGTAAATCTCATTTAATACGCCTATAATATTGATAAGTTTTTCTACTTTTAATTCTTGTTTTTTTAAGCCTGCTAATAAACCATTAATAGTTTCTTGATCAGATGTACTAAGAGTAACATTATTTTTTCTAAGAAGCGAACTAATTTGGGTACTGAAATAGTTTTCCAATGTTGAAGCAGTTAAGTTAGATGTTACAGCACCGCCTTTTTGTACATGACGTCTTCTACCCCCTCTCATCAGCGCAAATCCAAATGGTGCTGTCGAAAACCCAGCATTAAAATTTGCATTACCTCTCATCATCATTTCTGCAGAAGCCATATCACCAGTAAGGCCAACTGTAACATCTTTGTACATTGGAATCTTAGCTTCTAAATTACGAACAACAGGATCATTTGAAACAGAAACCGATGTGGATTTTTGAGGAGCTCCGATAATAGCAAGATTGTCGCTAACTAATTTCAACATTGCCTTCAAATAAGCAACTAATTTTGTATTTGCTTTAATAGCAGGTAGAATATCGGCCATTTTTTCGTCATTTGACATTCTAGTTATCCAATTTTCATAAGATTCTGGTTGATTAGTTCTGGAATGTCTGCCAAATTTAAATTTTTTCAATACTTCTTTTGCAAGAGTTGGATGTACATCTTCTGGCTTAATATCTGTGAAAAAATCAGGGGTATCGATATATTCTAAACATGTTTCTAATCCTTTAGAATCATCTGATAAAATACATCTGGACATATATTCTCCTACATTAGCTTTCGAACCAAGCCCCTTCTTCAAATAGGCTTCGCTAAGATCATCAACTAGTTTACCGTCCGTCTTTACTAACTTACCGTTTACAAGTGTATATAATAAATCACCGGGTTTTTGGGCGGCTAAATCAACTAAAACCTCAATATCATCATCCTTAAAAGTTCCACCGGGTTTATCAGAAACATCTCTAAATGCAGATTCTGTGGTATTGGTTACATATTTTGATAGGTCGATTTGATCAAAATTAATTACTTTAGCTTCAGTATCAAGATCTTTAGAAACTTTACTGTCATTGGTTTTATTATTTTTATAAGCATCATGGTATAATTTTCTTAAATAGTCAGAGGGTTGTGAACTTAATTTTTTTGATGCGTCGTAAACCTTTACATCTTTTGGTAAATAAGGAATTATATTTTCAAAATAGGTAATACTGTCGCCACTATCATTATTATATATTTTATTTAAATTAATACGGAAGGCGAGGGCGGCGTCGAGAATGGTATTGGTATCTGGTTGCTTGTATTCGTCTGCTGTACTTGATTTTTTTTCAAAAGGGTCTGACCCAGGTAGTTTACCGTATGCTGTTTTAAAGCCATCAAGTAGGCTTTTATCGCCTGCTGTTCCATCGGGTTTTAATATTTTTATCGTATTTGCAACAACAGCCCTAATTTCTGAATTAGTACTATCGTATGCTTTTAATAATTCGGTGACGACTAAACTAAGATTTTTAAGGGATTGTTCAATAGTTGCGTTAGAATCACTGTACGTCTTTGAAAAGCGCTTATCATATGCTGATTTTTTTTTAGTAGCATTACCCAATGCCAAATTACGGAAAACTATTTCTTTTATGTCGGGACTATCGGTAATAGTACTTCCTTTACCTAAATCAATTATGAATGGATCTGTATTCTCAAATTTGGTATCGAAAAAAGTATTAACTATATTTTTAATTTCATCTAGCTTATTATTTTTTGCAAAAGCTATAATCTGCTTATTTAAATCTTCTAAGTTTTTTATTCCTCTAACACTTTTAGTAAATTTATCGTCGATCGTCTTTTTAGCCGCAGCAGAGTCAAAAGCAGCTACGCCTTGTGGATCAATTGTATTATGCCACAATCCAAGTAATTCAATAAATCGAACAAAAGTTGGATGGACTGCCTCTTTATCTGTATATTGGTCAGCATCCTTATAATTGGCAGTTCTCATAAGTTGATAAACACCGCAATTTTTTAATGGTTCAGGGTGTTCTTTAGTATTTGCGGGACTTAAAAATTCATTATTCATACAATTGGCCGCATAAAATGCAAGACCATATTCTTGCATTGATTCTACAGAACCAAACAAAATTCCGAGTTCTTTTAAGGAGGAGGTACTCATAGTTATACTATAGTATTT